ATCATCCGGGTTAAGGTGTCCGGTCAAGGGATTGCGCACCAAATTGGTGAGTGTCCCAGCCCATAAGGGGGCTTCACTCAGGGCGCTTAGGATGCTGTAGAATTGGAACACCTGGAAAGTCTTACGGGCCTCCGCGTCCGAGTAATTGCCCGAGGTATCAATCGCCTTAATCAGGACGTCCCAGGTGCCCGGCGGCAGGTTTGTGGTGCTGAAGGTAGTACCGTTATAGGTGCCGTTCACCACGTCGGCTTCAGCCCAAGTACAGGCCACGACCCCATAGCGCACTTCATACCCGGCTAAGTCGCGGTCGGCTACGGCAGCCCAAATAGCGGTAACGATGCTCTCCACCTGCATTACCATAAAGCCGGCCACGTCGGCCGGCGGCGCGGTCTTACCCTCCACCACGTGGGTTTGTGTGGCAGTCCACGGCCCCCGGGAGCCGTCTTTTTTGACGTAGCGCAGGCGGAAATCGTAGGATAGGCCGTCTATCACCGGCATAATAGAAACTTCGCCGGCCGCCAGATCAACTACTGGAATAAAGGTGGGCGGGGCGTTGCCGCCGGTAAGCCAATATTGGGTTTCCACCCCGGTAATTTGACTGTCCAGGGCGCAGGCCAAATTCAGAGTTGCCAGGATGCGGGATTGCCAGGAGCCGTCCGGCATACGGAATAGCACTGAGCCATCGGAGCGCACATCGCCGATAACCGGGGGCCACCATTCGGGCGGGGCATTGATGTTGGGTACGTGCTCCGGGAAGACGCCCTGGTCAGCAGTCCACAGAGCTTCGTTGTAGGCTACCGCCGCAATGCGGGCAGAAAGGTCGCTGTTGGGGCGGATGGATTTAACCATCAAATCAATGGCTTCTTTACCGGCTTCCCCGAACATGAAGATGTTGCCCGCCTCTGGCCAAGGAGAATTAGGCGGCGGTCCCGGGTCATAGAACGGTAGGGGATCAATAAACTGCACCAGGTAATTGTTCAGCCCCGGCCAACACACGACCGCACAATAAAGGGTGCCATAGCCGCTAAGAGAAAATCGGATGCCGTAGGCCACTCCCGCCTGCATGGGACAAGGCTCATCCACTTGCACGCCCTCCAAGTAGCCGGTGCCCTCCTCAAACACCAGGGCTTTGACCCGGCCCTGGGCCAAGCCAGCCAGAATAACATCAAGGGCAAATGGAAAACGATCCCCCCGGGTGGCGATCAATTGCTCCTGGTGAGCGATAAAGCTATGAGTCTTGGGCTGCAATATTAGCTGGGCGAAATTGAAGCGGCCATGGCGGAAGATCAAGTCCGGGTGGGTGATCCCCTGTAGCGGCAGTTGTTTAAAAATTGTGGCTGCGGGGTATTCCGGGTGCGCATTGCCCCAGGCGTCCAGGCCGTCGATCTGGTAGCCGTCCCGCAGCACAATGCGTTCATCATCCCGGAACCCTTCCAATTCGTTTTTAAAAGGTATCCGCCAGGCGTGCGGCACATCCGGATAATTGAGGTTCCAACTATAATTTCGGATATTGCGGCCCGTGAAAACCGGGCCCACGGTGAATTCCTGGGGCCGGCCGATGATAACGCTCAGTTTACCATCCAGATAGGTGCGGGAGGCCCGGCCCGCCGCGGTAATCTCGGTAAACACCTCCCAAAATCTACTGTCATAATCGATGACCTTGTTATAAGTAAAGCCCTCGGTCGTGCAGAACTCATGCCAGTCCTGAAATCTCTCCAGGTCCATACGATTGTCAGGATAGGACTTCTGCTTGTGCGGCCCCTGGCGCCATTCCCGGGCCAGGCTTGCCGGGCTCTGGGTTATCCGGGTAATCCAGGTCTCGGTCTCGGCATCCCAATCGGGGTAAACCCCGGTGGCAATGCAGTTGAACTCATCCAGGGTGCCGTTCAGCTGGCCGCTGGCCAAAATGCGCACGTCGATTTGTGATATGGGCACCGGGAACTTAGTGGGGTCATCATAGCGGATGGTGCGCAGGGCGGTCCAGTAGCTTGCGGACTGGTGCCAGATATCGTCAGCGCCGGGGTTGGTGCGCACCACCTTTACATCGTAATAGGGCTTCCTCTCCACCTTCCAGCGCCCTCCGCCCCGGATCTGGGAGCGGCTGTTGCCGGTCAGGGTAAGGGTGCCGTTAAAGGGGTTGCCTTCAGCATCGGTGCCGGAGGGGGTCAGCCAGTCCCCGGAGGTGCCGGTTTCCCGGTAGTAAACCTGAAAAATGGCGCTATAGTTGCCGGTGCTGCCGTCGCTACCCAGCGTCTGGAGGCCGTTGGGGTGGGTCACATCCACAGAGAGTTCGTCTGGGTTCAAGTCCGAGGTGCGGATGTTCTCCACATCCTTTAATAACTCAACGGTAAGGGGTTTCTCCAAGGTGGTCCCGACATAGAGCATGTCGGTGTCGGGGCCGTACCAGGCGACCTCGCCCTCCGGGTTCTTGTAATAAAGATTCCTGAAACTGATCTCTATCCCCTGGAAATTGGCCCAGGGGGTATCGCCGATCTTAAGGGCCTCCACCTGCACCGGGGCGAACCCCACGTCGAAGCGGCAACGGAGATATTGCTTATTGCCCACCACTTCGGTGTAAGTCCGGGCCCCTAAATTAGGGTGGACCAGGTTGCGCCCCAGGATTTTTGCCACCGGTCCAAATTTGTGGGCCGCATTGCGGGCCCCGGCCAGGGAATAGGTCGGGGAGTCCCCCGGGCCGATGCCCGCGGCCCCGTAAGCCTGTATTCCGGCGAGCTGCGCCTGGCGGGTGGGATTGGCGGTTGGAGGGAACAGGGCGTTCAGCGCCATGTAGCCCACGATGCCAATTGTTAGACCCGCTAAGCCCCCAAAGAACCCACCCCAACCTGCCAATGCCATGCCTGCTGCAAAAATCGGTAAACCAACTACCAAAGCAGAAGCAGCAATGGCGGCCACGGCAATTAGAATAGTGCCAATAATCCGCCCGGTCGGGCCCCGTGGCACTACCCGGATGGAGATTTCAGAGCCAGGGGCGGGGTAGGTGGAGGCCCAGAGCGGCTCGGGCACGTAATCATCATTGACCCAGACATGGGCGCTGTAGAGGTGGATATCGGGCTGCACTTCCCGGAGGATTTCCAAGAGGGATTGGGATGGCTGGAGCCAGTGCTCTTCGTGCGCCTGCTTGAAGGGGTTGGGGCAGGCCACCACCCGGAGGGCGGGCAGGTTTTCAGCTAAGTTCGACATGCCGGTAAATCCCCACCAAGCGTTGCCGGAGTTGGCCCCGGCTAAAAGGTTCGGTACAGGTATTTAATCCGGGCTCCACATGTAAAAGATAGCCGCGGGCAATCACCAAGCCTACATGCGACTCCCATCGGCCCCGGCGAAACTGGGCCACGTCCCCCGGCCGTTCTTTGCCCAAAGAGATTTCCACCCATGCCCGGCGAAAAAAATTAAATACCTGCTCGGCCCGGGCGGCATCGAGGGCCGAGGCTTGCTCCAGGTCCGGCAACTCTATGCCGTAGCATTCCCTATAGGCCAGGAGCACCAGGCCGCCGCAATCCCAGCCGGACCAGTCCCGGCCCTTATCTAAAAAAGGGGCTTTTTTTGCCCTTGCAATAAAATCACGAATCGTTATCATGGCGAAAAAATCTCAAAAGAGGCTACTATGAAAAATCTTTTATTACTTTTGTTTTGCCTCTTGATGGGCTGCGCCCCTACCCTGCAGGATATCCAGCAATCCATTCCGGAACATTCTTTAACTTCTGATATTCCCCCTAAGACCTTGGCTGATAAAATCGCCTATCAAGCAACCCAAGAAGGCATGAAGACAAGGCTATTTCGGGATTGGGACCAAGTTAAACCTATCGAAATTAATGGGGTCCAAAAACTTTTAATTACTGTAACCAGTAGAGGAAATATTTTGTTAATTCCTTATCCTCCACAGCCGGTTGCCGAATTAACTATTAGCCCCCAATCAAATGGTTCAAAAGTTGAATACCAAGTTGCCGAACGCTGGGCAGATAAAGAACGATTTTGGGAAATAGTAAAAAATTGCGCAGTCTCCCACTAAAGCCCCGGCGCATAGCTCGGGGTATAGCAGTAATCGATGCCCGGCTCATCCTGGATATCCGCCGGAATCAGGTCCCCCTGGATCACCATCTCATCGCCGTTGACGTTGCGCAGTTCCAGGTCGCCGGTGGTGGCCTCGACATAATCAGGGTCAGATGGCCGCACGACCTCCAGCAAAACGGTACAGGGGATCAATGATTCTTCCAGGGCCGCGGCATATTCCCGCCGGACATTGCTTACCACCAGCTTGGCCTGGGGCAGCCGGTCCGGATCCTCATCAATAATGGTGGCCTCAAGAAAATTAGCCAGGAAGGTTTCGCCCCGGCTGACGATATTAGCCCCCACGTTGTTCAAGCGGATCGGCGCCAGCAACTCCGGGTGAGTGATGGTCACCAGAATGCAATCGGTGACCTCGCCGGTCTCCTGGGCCTGTACCGCCCGGCGGTAGGCGAGAGAGACGCCGGGTCTCACGGCAGAATCTCCACATTCAGGGTAACGTTATATACCCCGCCACCCTGGTGCTCATACGTGGGCGGCGGCGGACAGACGATTCTCATAGTGACGGTCTGCGTGGCCCGTGGTGCCGGCGGCCATAAGCGGGTGAAACTGAGCGCCCCATCCTGTAGATCTTCGCGAAACCAAGTATCGAAAATGTCCAACTCATGCTCACCGCCGGCTATCGGCCTGAATACATAAGGCAATGAAAGCTTGCGCACCCCCGCCACTGCACCCCGCCTGGTATTGTCCGGGCCGCGGTCGTTCTTGTCCCGGAGCACGGTATCCGGCGGTGTCTCCGTCCATTTGCCGTCGTTGCCGTTTGGTTCCTGAGGTAGCTCAGCGGGCCAGGTGGGCATTCAACTTCTCCTTACCATTTACCGAGCAGGGCCAGGAGGGCGTTGCGCAGGTCCCCGCCCCGATTAACCATGCCCGTAACCTTCTTTTCGATTAGAATATCAAAACTACCATCGTCATTTTGCTGTGCCGATCCTTGGGCTTCCGGCAAATTTTTATTGATGATGTTGACCTGGGTGGGGCCGGGACGGAACATCTCGGATAATTTACTCAAGGGAGAAACCACTTCACTTTCCCTCCCTTCTCCGATAAGGGCCAGAGTCGGCCCGGTAACCAAAGCCCCTTCAGCCATTCCCGGAATCTGCAGCGAATTCACCATGTTGGTGAGATAACTGTAATCCCCGCCCGCGGTGGCCGGGGTAGCCCCGCCAAACAGATTCCCGCCCCCCATGGCCCCACTCAGGCTGTTGAGCAGCCACTTGACGGCGCTGGTAAGGGCGTTCCCCAGGGCGTCGAAACCGGGCTTCAGGGCCGCCATCATGATGTTGTTGAACATCTCAATCAGGGCGTTGCCGATATCTACGGTTCCCTGACGGATGCTGCTGATGATGTTAGCCACCCCGGATGAAAACTCGCTCCCGATATTGCTCAGGGTGGAGCCGTATTTCACATCGAGCTTCTTGGCCGCCACGTTTGCGTCAATGGCCGCCAGTTCCTCCGGCGTGGCCCCGCGCTTAATGGCTTCCTGTTTGGTCCGCTGCCAGTCGATCACCAATCTTTGGAGCTTGGCTTCCTGGTCCGTGATCTGCCCTAACAGTTGCGAGGTTTCGAGGTTCAGGTCTTCAGTTTTCTGGACCGACTGCTGCCGGGCCTCCACCTGGCGTTTAAGTTCATCCGTAACCTGCTTCTCTCCGGCAAGCCGGGCCTGGGCCGCTTCCGTGTCCAGTTTGGCCAAGGCCTTGCGATTTTCAGCTTCCAGTTTTTGCCGGGCGATTTCCTGGGCCGCGGGGCTGAGCTTCTCATCAACCTTAAGCTCTTCCAGGGAGTCCTGATAGGCCTTCTGCTGGGCCGCTTTTTTCTGTGCGATCATGGCCAGGGCTGCAGTAGTTTCCTGCTGCTGCAACTCCTGAAGGCGCAGATAGTAGGTCTGGCCGTCAATCAGGCCTTGGGCCAGACTTTTCTCTAACTCAGCCCGCTTCTTCTCGTTGGTGGATTTGAGCAGGTCCAGGGAGTTCTGGGCATCAGCGAGCTCGACTTCCCGCTTAGCCTTGTACATGGCCATGGTCGGGGCCAGGAGGTTGTCAGTTGCCCCCTTGCCGCCGGACTTGCCGGCTTTTTCGAGGGGGGCGTTGGCTATGGCTTTTGCCAAGGCTTCTCGACCCTCTCTTTCTGCCCTGGCCTTGATTTCCTCCGGAGACTCTGTTTCCTCAGAGCCAAACCCTTCAGATCCAGGGGTCGGCCCCGGCTTTGGGGTGGCCGGGGTTGTTAAGACCCAAGCCTCGCCCGTAAGCTGTGTTTCCTCGGGACTCATGTCACTCAGAGCAGCGGGCTTCTTGATGGTTTGATAGGCCCCGTAAACCGCTAAGGCTGTGATAAGTTTGCCCAGCACAAGCAGCCAGCCGCCCATGACAAGCTGAGCCGCGGCCGCAGCCGCAGAGAGCGTCTTAATACCTGTAGCAGCATTTATGGCCGCGGTCCCGAGGACCGTCAACCAACCGGCAGCCTTGTAAAAGATGATGAACTGGGCTGTGACAAAAACCGCTTCTTTAGCTTGATTGATAAACTTTCTGACCGCAGAAAGCAGTTCGACCTTACGCTGAATAAAGTCGGCAATCCCAACCCCCCAGGCCTTCAAGGACTCCTGGTTTTTGTCGGCCCACTCTTTAAGGGCCTTCCACACACCGGTGGTCTGCTGTACCACCTCCAACATGATCGGCCCGAATAAGGCCCACAGGGCGTTCTTGGCCTCTTCGGCATACCGGGCCATGGAGGCAATCTGCTTGCCCACGGAGGCGTCAGCTTCCGCGGCCACGCCAGCAAAACCCGCAGACAGCCGCATGACTTCGTTGAGCATGGCCTGGGCTTTTTCGACCGAGTTAAGTTCGTCCTTGGTTTTGCCCAAAGTGGCGCCGTAACGCTTATAGATTTCCTCCGTGCCGCCCACCTGAATCATCATGCGGCGCAAAGTTTCCTGCTCCCCGGTGATAATGCCCTGTACAATGCGGTTAAGGGCTTCGGAAGTATTGACCCCGGCCACCACCGCGATATCACGGGCCCGGGTGGCCAGTGCTTTGATTTGGTCCAGGGGCAGGCCGGAAGTAAGAAATTTGGTGACCGCCTGCATGGACTCCTGGGTGGTAATGCCGGCGGCCTTGAGTTCGTTGACGTAATACTTCAATGCTTCCCGAGAAACGCCGTAGGTCTCGCCCACCCTGTTCATGGCGATTTCCAGGGTTTC